TGTAGGGCTTGCAGCAGGATCATATACCAGAGGATCGTGACCCATCTGATACATGTAGAGGCATCCATTTAAGGGTGCCATTTGCCAGTTGCTATCTGTGATTGTCGGGGCCGTGCTAGGGCCTCCGTAGGTAAGCTCAGTAAGTGTAGAACCAGATAACTTAAACAGTTTGTTGTTACCTGCAGCAATGATGTGAGAGGTGCCTTCTGTGTCGATTAACTCCCAGATAGACTTCACATTAGCTGTACTCAGAGCAGCATTGGTAGAGTGTGCAGGAGTCCATCCTTTACGAGCACCAATACGACCAAACTTATCAATTACACAGTTGTTAGCTACAGTAGCAAATCCATTCTCAAGGGTCACAGAACTGTCCTGTGTGTTCAATCCCATAAACCCCGGAGCAGAGATAGATGTTGTTAATAGCTTAGCAACCATTATTAGACACTTTCCCAGACCACATCTTCATTGTAACGATTACGCTCAATAGCGATCTCATCGGCCAATGCAAGACGATACTGTTGATAGATTTCGTTGAAGGTTGTACCGCCATCCTCACCACGCTCACCGATGGCTTTAGCGTAAGCAAGAAGCTGGATCAGGTGAGGAGGAGTCTTGATGATGTCGCTGTTGCTAGACAGATCAGCCTGAGGAATATTCAGGTCGAAGCGTAACTGATATACTCCATCAGGGCGAGGCCAGACATCAACTTGAGTGTCTCCTGAAGAGTCAACTCCATTATAGTTATAGTAGCAAGGAGCAGCATCTTGAATACTTCCTAAGTAATACTGTCGATCAATCCAGTTAGCAGGGGCTTGTACGACTTCAATGTCCTGAGTGTCGTTCAAGACCTGATGAGTACGGAATCGTTGACCAGAGCCTGTGATGCTGTAGTTACGAGTACCTGCCACGGTATTGACAACGATGGTCTGGTTAAGAGCCTGCCACATGGTAGCATTCTCCACTTCCCTCTTAGCATCGTTGACAAAGACACCAATTAAGGAACTATAAGGGGTATCACTTACCGACGATACTTCATTTTCACGTAAACGTACAAGGACGTTGTTAACAAGTTGTAGATAGGTTGTAGCCATCCTTATAATTCCTTATTACTTTATACCAATAGTATACCAGATTTTTGTAATCCTGTCAAGTACACAATTCTAAGTATTACTTTTTCTTCTTCTTCTTAGACTTACCTGCCTCAGAGAGAGCAATAGCGATAGCCTGCTTACGGTCAGTCACCACAGGGCCACCCTTGCCGCTATGAAGAGTACCTTCTTTGAACTCTTTCATAACTTTCTCTTCCTTGGTCGCAGGCTTGCTGGTCTTGGTCTTCTTCTTAGTTGCCATGATTATTCTCCTATTAAGGTTTAACCGGCCACTCAATATCCCACGGGAAGCCTGCCTGAGCAGTGACATCCCGCAGAGCTTGTCGATATGCTGCCCAAGCTGTTTGATCCACAGGAGCGTCTAACACTTGAGTCCAATCAGACTCTGAAAGACGCTTGTTACGATCTTCACGGACTGCTTTGGCTTGGTCGGCATCCTTCTGGGCCTTATAAGCAGCTTCCTGCTCAGCGGCTGTATGGAGGACACCTTCTTCGTCAGTGTAGTCGGTGAAGACAGGGCCTAATACGTACTTGGTGTACCATTTACCTTGAATCTCTTCTACGCCTTGACGCATAGAGAACTGATAACGATCACCATTAGACGCTTGAGGCCCTTCAAAGACCACATCCCCGCCAAAGTCGTTGATGATGTCCTCTGTCAGTTGGGCGGGGAAGCCTGTGTTGGGGAACATGGCGCGGAACTCCTGCTCCGTCACCACTGCTCCTGTATCTCGAATGCGAATTTCCATGTTTACTCCTTATGCGATGGCGAGGTAGATGTAAGTCTGACCCGAAACATTTAGGTTAGACGCATTGTTGTTGTTTACGATAAAGCCACCAGCAACAGCATCTACTGCGTCATAACCTGTGTCTTCTGGTTCTGTTGTATTCAATGTCAGAGACGGATCATTGCCTGCAACGATT